TTATTGGCAAAGTTACAGAGTTGAAAGAAGAAAAGGACGGATTACATATTCGTGCAAAGATTTCTGAAACACAACTTGGTAACGAAACATTAGAATTGGTAAAGGATGGAGCAATCCGTTCCTTTTCAATAGGGTTCATTCCCCTCAAGGATGAGAAGCAGGATAGAACTATAATTCGCAAAAAGGTAGACCTTAAAGAGGTTTCACTTGTAGCGTTTCCTGCATATGACAAGGCAGCAGTTCTTGCTGTCAGAGATAACAAGGAGGAAACTTCCATTATGGAAATCCAAAACACAAATGAAACCTCCGCAGACATTGCAGAGGTTCGCACAGCAATTGAGGAGATTGACCGCAAGGTTGCTCTACTCTCAGCGGAAAAGGAAACTGCTTCTACACCAGTAGTAAGTTTCCGTTCTTACGGCGAATATGTAAAGTCAGTGGCATCACAAGACGATGAAGGTCTAAAACTACATCGTGATTTCACTGGTTCAGTTCTTGATGATTCAATCCTTAAGAATGCTTGGGTATCAGACACAGTTCGTATCTTGAACCAGGGTCGCCCAACATATTCAGTTCTTTCAACAGGTTCACTACCAGCAGATGGTATGACACTTGAATACCCAGTGCTTTCTACAGACACATCAGATGTAGATGAGCAGGTTGCAGAAGCAGATACACTTGCATTTGGTAAGATTACTCTTACTTCAGCAACAGCACCAATCAAGACAATTGGTGGATACACAGAAATGTCACGCCAGGTTATTGAGCGTTCTTCTGTAGCATATGTAGACACAGCATTCCGTGCAATGGTCGCAGCATACGCAAAGAAGACAAACAACATGGCAAAGGCTGCTCTCGTAGCAAACGCAGGAAACTTCAACACAGCATCAGTTGCATCATGGGCTGCAGACGCAGTTATTGAAGCACTTGCAGATTCAGCAATGAAGGTAAACGAAGACACAGGTCTTCCAATCCAGTTCATTCTTGCATCTTCAGATGTATTCAAGTCTCTTGCTAAGATTGTTGACGCAGCAGACCGTCCACTCCTCGCAAATACAGGAGCAACAGTTAACACATTTGGAGCAATCAATCCAGTTGGACTAACAGGTTCAATCTTTGGTCTTCCAATTGTCGTTGACCCATCACTTGCAGCAGGTTCTATGTATGTTGGAAACGCAGCAGCATTGACAACCTACGAATCAGCAGGTGCTCCATTCCGTCTAAACGACGAAGAGATTACTAACCTAACTAACAAGTTCTCTGTTTATGGCTATGTAGCAATTTCTGCTCCAGACACCAAGGCACTTGTTGTAGTTGCTAATCCAAACGACTAATAGGAGACTATGATGGATGTTACAACTCTGAGAAACTATATAGGAGCAAGCACTGAAGATGATGCTTTCATTGAAGAATGCTTGAAGTCTGCAGTGCTACTCGTTAACGAATATTGTGGTGCCTCAAACATCCCAACATCTGTTAAAGAGCGTTGCTATCTTGAAGTAGGCTCAGAGTTGTATCATCGTCGTTCTGCTCCACTTGGAATTGCACAGTATGCAACCTTTGATGCTGCTCCTGCACGAATTGCAAGAGACCCATTGGTTGGTGTGTATCCAATTCTTGACCGCTATATTGTGAGGTTTGCATAATGTTGCAACAGATTAGAGACGACTTGAAGGAAGTTCTCACAGGTATAACTCCACAGTTATATACCTATGAACCAGAGCGACCTGTTCCAAGTTGCATCATAATCACAGCAGCAACATCATTCCTTAGAATAAACGAAGGTGACTTTGGACCAAGTTACACAAGTAACTGGAGAATTCAGCCCATTGTCAAAGTAGCGGTAAATCAAATAGAAACATCTAATCTTGACGAAACAATAATGGAAATCGTCCAGGCTGTTTGGCAAGTAGAAGGTGTGGCTACAGTTGAAGTAGACAAGCCATTTATTGTAGAACTTAACGGTGCAAACTATTTAAGTACCTACATTAATGTACAAATGTATTCACAAGGAGGAATATAACATGGCACGATTAAAGGGAAAGACCATCATATTTGAAATTGATGGCACAGAATACCAGGGTGCTGTAAATAATGTAACCTTCACTTCTGAAGTAGGAGAACTTGGCTTCGGCGCATACGAAGATAGCCTTGATTTCCGTTGCCAGGTAGTAGGTTATCAGGACTATGCAGCAAACTCATTGTGGCGTAAGTTGTGGGACAATCCAGGTGCGACAGTAAATCTAACATTTGCTCCACATGGAAACTCAACAGCAACAAGCACACAACCACACTTCACAGCATCAGGATACGCAGAGACTCTGCCTACTCTTGGTGGTGCTGCTGGAGAATACTTTACCTTTGACTTGAGCATTGTCCTAAACGGCAAGCCAGCAACGGTAACAGCGTAATTTGAGGTAGTGGCAATGGCTGCATTTACAGTAAGCGTAAAGGGACTAAGAGAAGTTACTCGTAGTTTTAAACAATACGAAGGTGCTGTTGATGATTTAAAAGAAGCCAATGCTGCAATCAGTAGCAAAGTAGCACAAAGTGCTGTTGCCACTACTCCCAAATTAACTGGTCAACTTGCTTCTACAGTTAGAGGCAATAGAGCAGTACAAAGAGTTCAATTAAAAGCAGGTGGTGCAAGAACACCATATGCAGGAATAATTGAATATGGCTGGCCAGCAAGGAATATAGAAGCACAACCATTCTTACGCAGGGCAGCATGGACAAACAGAGATTACATCGTACAGCAGTACAGTGCTAATCTTGAACAAATTAAAAGACGATACATCGCCAATTAGGAGGCATACCATGGATATAACACAATTAAAGATGAAAGATTTAGCAGAAGTAGAAAGACTATCTGGCTTGACAATGGCTGAATGGGACAATCCAACTGCAAAACTTACAATGGCAATTTCATTTGTCTTGGGTAAAAAGAAAGACCCATCATTGACTTGGGAACGAGTTGAGGACATGACAATTGATGAGATGACTTCTCTTGCTGAGGGTACAACGGACCCAAAAGCGAAACTCTCTTAGAACTAATGGCGAAGTTCTGTGCAAGAACAGGATACACGCCACAAGAATTCTGGGAGATGGAAAATGATGAGGTCCAATATATAACGAGGGAGTTGAATAAGAAAAATGGCTAACCAAATTACGGTAGACATTGTTGCGGATACCAGGCAACTCGTTGCTGGTGTTAATACAACAAACCAGCAACTCAACAACCTCAATCAATCAGTAAGCAAAGTTAAAACTGCTTTTGGTGGTTTGGCCTCAGCACTTGGATTTCAAGTAGGAGCATCGTTTCTTAAAGATGCAATCAAAGGTGCAGCAGATGATGAAGCAGCGTTTGGTCGTTTAACAGATGCATTTGGTGAAGACATTGATGCTATTACAAAAAAGGTCAATGAAATATCTTCTACATTTAAGGTTGACGATGGAGCAATTGCTCAATACTTTGTTGATTTAAAAGGAGCCTTCTCATCTAACTTTGACCCATTTGTTGCAGATGTAGTTGAAGCGTCAGCAACATTGGCATTACTCACAGGTGACCCAGTTGATTCAATCATTGCTCTTTGGGCAAAAACGCTTAGAGATGGAAAGATAACTGCCCAAGAAGTGCAGAAGTTAAACATTGATTTAACAGCAGAACAAGAAAAAGAATTTAATAAACTAAAGACAACTGCAGAAAGATTGCAGTTCCTTCTTGACATTATCAACAGCCCTGAGAATCAGCAGAAGGCATTAGATAATATGACTCCATATCAAAAGTGGAATTACTTTATGGAGAAGTTGTCAGATACTATTGGTGGGCCATTCTTAAAAGCATTTGAGAAGTTCTTTGCTTTCTACGATAAATTAACTCCAAAGCAGCAAGCAGTTATTGATGGTGTTGGAGCAATTGTTGTTGGATTCTTAGCATTAGCAGCAGTATTAGCACCAGTTGTATTTGTTGGTGAAGCATTAGTTGGACTTTTAGTTGCTTGGAATATTAAGGCAAGACTTGCTGCGGTAGCACAAGGATTATTAAACTTAGCAATGTCTCCATGGCTTGTAGTTGTATTAGCAGCAGTTGCTGCAGGTATCCTGCTCTATAAAAACTGGGATACAGTTAAAGAAATGGGACAAAAATTACTTGATAAACTCAAGGGAATGTGGCAATGGGTTAAGGACAACTGGGAAAAGTTATTAGCAATCCTTGGTGGTCCTATTGGTAAAGCAGTTGCTGTAATCATTCAGAACTGGGATAAGATTAAAGAAGGATTCAAGAAAACCATTGATGCAGTTAAAGCATTGTTCTCTGGTGACATTAGTGCCTTTACTGCGTTTGGTAGAAACATTATTACTGGTTTAGTTAATGGTATTAAGGCAATGGCAAGTGCACCAATCAATGCAGTTAAGAGTATTGCATCAGGCATTAAAGACAAGTTTACCTCATTGTTCAAGATTGGCTCACCATCTAAGGTGTTTGCAATTTACGGTAAGAACTTGGTTGAGGGATTGGCAAACGGTATTGAAGGAGCACAGAGACTTGCACAGGATTCAATGTTCAGCCTAAGCAATGGTCTTTCTTTAAGTCCATCTGTTGGAACCAGTCGTGGAGTAAACATAACTATTAACGCTGGCCTTGGTACAGACCCATATGAACTTGGAAGAGTTGTGAAGGCAGCAATGGATAAGTACTCAGGTGTTAATGGACGATGATACTAAACGATGAAATAGACTTAGAGATTAGAACTGCCATTGACGGTGGTTTTATATTGGGCCAATCTAAATTAGCAGAACATTACTTATTGTCTGATACTGATTTAGCAAATGATGCATTGTTTGAGTGGCAGTCTATTATTGACCAATGTCTATCAATATCAGTAAAGCGTGGTGTTGATACTTATACAGGGGCTTACGCTTTGCCTTTGCCAAGTGTTGGTGTTATGCATGTTAGAACTGTTAACAGAAACCTTGACCCACATGTTTATAATTATTTGCAGCCTCGCTCTAAAATAAGATTGATTCATAAGAACAATGGCAACCCAGTTATTATTTTTCAGGGCAGAGTAGAAAACCTATTTGTTGACTACCGTTCTGATGTACAGAAGCCACTGATTACCTTTGATGTGATGGACCCAATTGGACAATTACAAAACACAATGACAGAACTATCCAGCCTTGGTTCTTCTGCTAACCAGACATGGACTGAACGCATTAATGAGGTTATGTCAAACGGTAGATTGAATAATGAGCCAATTACAATACCAAGAGTTATTCATGGTGGTGGAACGACTAAGCATGGTTATTGGGAAGACAACCTAACAGTGTGGGAAGCATTAGAACTTGCTAACAATACTGAAGGTGGATTTATCTTTATGGATAAGAACAATACAATGCAGTGCTATGCATCAGAAGAAATTGGTGCGGGTACTACTCCAATAATTAAATTCTCTAACATTGGTCCTGAATCAGAATATTATGACCCAACAACATATTCTTATAAGAACATAGCAATTGACTTTAATACAGAATCTGTTATCAATGAGGTACAGGTTTCTAACACTTGGGGCTATATCAAGTATGAGTTTGATGCTGACATTATCTCTGAGAACTATGGAGAATCAGTAGCAACACAATTAATAGAGACTAAGCCAAAGGGTCCATATAGAGCAGTAGCACAAATTAACAAGTATGGAACTCATGCCCTAAAGGTAGATACTAACTTCCACTTATCACCTGATGATGCTCAATTAGAAGCATGGGCAAACAAAGTACTAAACAAGTGGAAAGAAGCAAGAATTATTGTTAAGGAAATTGAATGGGACGCTGCTAAGAATACAGCCATAGCAGGAGACTCTGAAATCCTGGATAATGTTGATATCCAGTATGAAACAGATGTAGTTGCATTTGATGAAAACTTAACGATAGTAGGTATTCAGCACGAGATTAATAATGAGGCAAATACCTGGAAGGTAAAATATATATTGTTTCCAAGGAGTAGATTCATATGACAATAAGATATATCCCGTTTGCTGATAATGAAGTATTAACAGCAGAACAAATGATTGCAGTTCAGAACAATGGAGTTGTACAGGTTACAACCTTTGCTGAACTTACAGCCCTTGAGCCAGAAGTAAATGCTGCATATGTGACTTCAACAAGTCAGTTCTATGTACGCAAAGCAGATGACTCATGGGGTTCCGTTGGTGGTTTGGCAGTAGTCCAGGCATCAGCACCTACAGCACCACAGGTTGGCCAGATTTGGTTTGACACTGATGCTGTATTACCAAATCCTGTTAAGTATCATTACGAGGGTAATGAAGCAATTACCAACACAGCAGGCTTTGAAGCATTAGATAACTTAGCAGCAGTAACAATTACACTAACAGAACCAGCATGGGTACATGTTACCTATGGTGTTGTAGAGCCAGTAGGTTCTGGAGACTCTGGAGTTGAATATGGTGTACAGTTATCAGGCGCAACAACAAGAGCACTAACAGCAGGCGATACATGTATTTCTTATGTAACAAATAAGAACTCAGCATCAAATGACTACTGTGTTATTTTCAATGCTGGTTCAACTGTTGTAACTCCAGTAGCAAGAAAACTTGGCACTGTTGGTACAGTTGAAGTGCATGACCCATACTTCTCAATTATTCCAATCAGGTGGTCATAATCTATGTATCATGTTTGGGACGGTTCTGAGTGGAATGCAACCAAAGCCTTAAAGGTATGGACTGGTTCTACTTGGGCAAAGAACTATAAGTTTAAGGTACGCACAAGTATCTCTTGGTTGCCTACTACCGTTTCAGACATTGATACATCTAATATTATTAAGTGGGGTGTTGAGGCTCCTACTCCACCTCCACCACCACCAACACCAACACATCCTGTTCCAGATTTGGCAGGTAAGACAATACAAGAAGCAGAAGCATTATTAACACCATTGCTATTTGGATACACAATTGCTAACTATATTGACACACCAATACTTGCAAATGATAATAAGATTGTTCCAAATTCTCAGCAACCAGCAGCAGGCCAACTATTAACTGAAGGCTCTGATGTTGTATTTAATCTATATAACTTTGTTCAGCCAACTGCAACGGTACCAAATATTGAAGGACTACTAACAGGTAATGCTAATAACGCTATTGTTAATGCAGGCTTTGTTGTTGGTACTCCATTAGGAACAGAAGAAACATACGACACTAACCTAATAGGTAAGGTTGTTGTAGGTACTCAGTTCCCTGCAGGTGGAAGTGTTGAAGATACTGGAACATCAATTATCTATGATTACTATATTCAAAAGCCTTTTGCCACAGTACCTGACTTAGTTGGAGATGATGATTCAACAGTATTTACTCAATTATCAAATGCACAACTAACTATTGGTAATAGAACAACATTTGCTACATCAAATTCAGCACTTGACAATAAAGTTAAATCAACATTCCCAGTAGCAAATACTCCAGTTCAGCAGGGCAGCGAAGTTGATTATGTTGTATATGAAAAGTCATTATCAGTAGTACCAAGTCTTGTTGGATTAACAGTTCAACAAGCAGAAACTGCAGTAAATAATGTTGGATTATTCTTAGTAATATCACAGGAAGTTCCTACAACTGTCCAATCAGACGAGGGTAAAGTAAGAAGCCAGACTCAAAGTGCTAATAGCGAAGTGCCTGATGGAAGCAATATAAACATTACAACATGGGTAGCAAACACTACAACAGTAATACCAAACTTTAATTTGATGACATTTGCTCAGGTAAATGCAGCAGCACTTGCAGCAGAAATATATGTAAATGTTGACCAACTTATATATACAACTGATACCAATCTGCAGAACAAGGTTGTTCCTAATAGCCAAGATAAGGCTGCTGGAACTACCTGGCCAATTTGGACAACTGTTACTGTTGATGTTTATGCAGCACCTCCAACCTACACAGTTCCAAGCATCATTGGATTGACACCTTCATCACAAGGAACTGCTATTAATGCTAACTTTACTTGGGGCACGAATTCATTAGCAGGAGAAGCAACACAAACTGTTTCCAACTTTGGAAAGGTATCATCACAATCTCCTTATCAAGGAACTAATTCAACAGCAGGAGCAATTAACTATGGTGTCTACACAGATGGAAGACCAATAGTTCCTAATGTTCTTACTCAAGCACAATCTACTGCACAGCAAAATATTACAAATGCAGGACTTAACTCTTCTGTTACGACTACACCACTGCCTTCTGCAGGCTTTGCAACTGTTGGAACTGTTAAAGAACAAAACCCAACAGGTGGAACAAGACTTGCTACAGGCTCAACAGTATCATTAGTAGTTTGGTCTGCTTATGTTCCACAGCCTCAAACAAAGACAGCAACAATAAGCATTGGTTATGGTGGAGATATTCCATGGCAATGGACTGCATCCTATAGAGATACCAAGGCTGTTTCATCATCTATAGCAGATGGTGCAAGAAGAACAACATCACAGCCATTCTATGTAGGTAGATACGACACTACAAATGAAACACAACAAATAGCAACAGCGTTTGATTTTTCTGCATTCTCTGCAAAGGGAACTCAGATAACTGGTTTACCATTTGATTGGACTGGTGCTAATGGATGGAAGCCAACTGCTGCTACATTTAGATTCTGGGCAAACTCTGGTGTTGCAGGTAATGATAATAACAAGGCTTTAAGACTTGGTTCATATGGCTCAAGCACTTCTACATCACCATCAGCAATGACAGAGGCAAGTGTTAATTTAAGAGGAATAATTCTTAATGTTCCAAGCAGAGGTAGTTATGGATATGCAACAGCAAACACTACACTACTAAGTGATTGCTTCCAGCCACCAGTTTATCCAGTAGTAGTATATCCATTCAGTACTAACCTTGACCATTACGCAGTCAATGATGGAGACTTGAGATGGGATGTAACAATTCAATGGACGGAGTATGCATAAATGAAACTATATACAGTTAGCACAACAAGAAACGGTACAGCAACAAATACAAACTACACATTTCCTGCTAATGGATTTGATTCATTACTTGGAGTTAATTATCATTTGTTCTATCCTGTTGAGATACCAGAAGGAACTAACTCATTATTTACACAGATAACTACTTCTGAGGTAGATGCTGCGGTATCAGGATGGACACCAACAGCAGACTTGATAGCAAAGCAGAACTCTATAACAGAAGAAAGAATGATACTGATTTACAATGACTCAAACACTACCCTCAATTCTGTGCGGGTATTCGTATCAGACCAACAACTAACAGGAGCAGTGGCAGAACTCACACCATGGAAGGCTAACCTATCTCCTGAGATACAGAAGTATTCATCCTTTGAGATATTGTCTTCTTCACCTGTAAATGAATTTCCAGAGAATATGTATGTAAAGGCCAACTTCCAAGGTGCTTTACCAGAGCCAACACCACCACTTCCTACTGAAGTAATCATAAACAACATGGCTCCATTCTCTTGGGCAGTAGCAGCACTAAGACTATACATAGTAAAAGACATTGAAGTTGTAGAAGACTTCTGTGTTATTGCTACAGAAACACTATAGGTTTCCTTGAAATGCCTCCAAGGAAAGGGCAGGGCCAGTATCCGTCACTGGCTCTGCCTCTAAAAAACACATGATGTAGAATAGGAGAATCATGAACGAGAAACTAATGTCTAAGTTACCTGTTGCACTACTATTTGTGCAGGTATTACTCCTATCGCTTATTGCTAACAGCAAAGACCAGTTCGTAACCATTATGACTGGTATGTTGGCTACCTTCATCACAGGGGCATGGGTAGTTTGGGAAACCCTAAGACTACATAAGAAGGAGGACAAAGATGGCAATAAGTAAACTTCCACCTGCTTTGGACATAATTGCCTACGCTGGTGACGACACAGAAGTTAGCATTCGTGTTACAGATTCTGAAGAGGTAGCCATCAATTTAGATGGTACTCATCGTGCATCCATCAAGGGTAGCACAGCAGATGAATACGGATTAGAAATACAAGTAAATGATACATACGCTTATCAGGGCATCGTAACTATAGTTGTACCAAGCGAAGTATCAGCAGCAGTTTTTGAAGATGCAAATCTCTCATCATATATATCAACAAAGCCAAGATATGTAGGCGATACATTGGTTTCAGGTTTGATATTTGATGGTGTATGGGACTGGGATTTAACAGTAGGTACTGATACCAAAACATACCTACGAGGTAAAATGATTATCGTAAAGGATGTGACTGAATAATGCCAGAGATTATAGAAGAAGGCGATATTAGATTAATAATTACAGCAGGAGAACAAGGGCCTGCTGGTCCGCAAGGTGTTGCTGGTCCTACAGGAGCCACTGGTGCTACAGGTGTTGCTGGTCCTAAAGGCGATAAAGGTGACACTGGAGATACTGGACCTCAAGGTTCAATAGGATTAACTGGTCCACAAGGAATTGCTGGACCTCAAGGCATTCAGGGATTGACAGGACCGCAAGGTGAAGTTGGACCGCAAGGGCCTGTTGGAGCGCAAGGAGAAGTTGGACCTAAAGGTGATAAAGGCGATGCTGGTGATACTGGCCCTCAAGGCTTACAAGGTATTCAAGGAGAGGTTGGACCTCAAGGAATCCAGGGTGTCCAAGGAGAAGTTGGACCTGCGGGACCGCAAGGAGTTCAAGGAATCCAGGGATTAAAGGGAGACAAAGGCGACACAGGTAATGCTGGTGCTGATGGAGACCATTACCACACAACATCTTCTACATCTTTAACAATTGGCAATGGAACACGGACACTAACTCTTGATGATGTAAATGTTGATTACACATTTGCACAAGATGTGATTATTGCTCACAGTGTAACTCAATTTATGACTGGTTCAGTTGTTACTTACACACAAGCAACAGGAGTTTTAGTTGTTGATGTTAAACATCATATAGGCTCAGGAACATTTACTTCATGGACAGTTAACCTTAATGGTGCTGTTGGTATTCAAGGCCCTATTGGTTTAACTGGCCCTCAAGGAGAGGTTGGTCCAGTTGGTCCTGAAGGCCCTCAAGGAATTCAGGGCATCCAAGGAATCCAAGGAGAAGTAGGCCCACAAGGAATACAAGGCGAGGTTGGTCCTCAAGGAGTTCAAGGCATCCAGGGTGAAGTTGGTCCACAAGGAATCCAAGGAGAAACTGGTCCTGCTGGCCCACAAGGTATTCAAGGAGAGACTGGTCCTCAAGGCATTCAAGGAGAAACTGGCTCACAAGGAATTCAGGGTATTCAAGGTGAAACTGGATTACAAGGAATTCAAGGAGTCAAGGGCGATACTGGAGACACTGGTCCGCAAGGTATCCAAGGAATTCAAGGTGCAACTGGTGCTACAGGTCCTGCTGGACCGCAGGGCATCCAAGGAGTTGCAGGGGCACAGAATCTATATGTACAAAACACTGCTCCTGCTAATCCACAATCAGGTTGGCTATGGGTAGTGGTGTAAATGGGATACACAGACCTACTCAATAGACCTAATGTTTATATTTCCTATGATGGAAATGACACTGCAGTAATTGACAATATTGGTGGTGGTTCATTAGCATTAGTAAGAACTCCATCAGGTTCAACTGCTACATTTAGTCCTGCCAATCCTAAATCTGAATTCAACCAATGCCTCGTTACACAAAATCAATGGCAACAAAGTTGGACTGCAACAGGCTCACCTGGCGATATATATACCAACACAAATGAAAGATGGAAAGAATCACAGGAATCTACTGGTCTCTCTTATGAGTTCTGGATTAGAATTCCTTCATCTGTAACACTATCTGACACTATTCTATTAGAATGGGTAGAAAGTAATGAAACAACAAGAATAAATTTGTTATCAGATGGAAGAATATCTATGACTGGGCCATTTACATACACAACATTTCAGGGTGTAGGTCAGAATGTTACAGTTTATTCAGACCCATTATCTTTAGATGAATGGCACTTAGTTTCTTTTACTGCAAAAGCCCTTTCAATACCTCCTGGAACATACAGTTATGTATTTGAGCCTAAAGCAACATCACATCTTTTTGTAGATGGAAAAATATACAGACATTCTTCAATGACTTCTGATGCAAATGTAAAACCATTAAGAATGCCAAATAATTTGTTTAGTTCAATATCAATTCCTGGAATACAAATTGCACACTTTGCTTATTGGAATACTGGAATGACTCACAAACATCATGTCCGTAGATACATGTACGGCAAGGCAAAAATAAGCCAAGCACAGTTAATTTTGGATAGTGACCCATGGGCATATAACCGTATGAATATTGATTCAGCAACCAATACATATCCTTTTGAAGGTCGTTATGTTCCTACTGGTCAACAGTCAACTCAAATTGTTCCTTCTCTTGAAAGCATTTCAAATAACGCAGTTGATTTTAATTATCAAGGCGGTATTGAAGGAACACAAGGTTTAAGACTAACAAAACTACAAGGAGACCCAACATTAGTTAATGGTGCTGGCGGCTTTAATGTTTCCCAAAGTGCACCACCTAATCATTTCTTTTACAGATGGCAAAACTTTGGTTTAAACACAGGTAACTACAGCATTGAGTTTTGGTACAAAAACAATATGAGTGCCAGAGAATATGATTCTACTGCTTCTGGTGTAAGTCCAATGCTTATAGGTATTGTTAATGGTTCTGTTGTTAGTAACATAAGACTTACTAATGTAGGAGAAGTAGAATATATAGTTAAGTTAAATAACACTGCTTCTTCACAAACTACAAATGTTACAACATGGAGTATGGCAGAGACTGGCAAAAGAGTAGATAACGAATGGCACCATCTTGCTATTGTTTCAAGTTATACAAATCCAGTTTTAAATGTTAAAATGTATATTGATGGTGCTCTTTATAGTAATTATCAAAATAACAATTGTCAGGTATTAAATTCAAATTATCAAGTAAATCCAGCAGACCCTGCTCAAAATGTTATGGCACTATTCTTTGGTTCAACACAGCAATATATTAGCAATGGAGAGATGGACAATCTTGCTTTTTATGACAGAGCATTAACTGAGAGCGATGTTCGTTCAAGATATCTAAATTACAATATAGTAGAAAGACCATCTTTTAAAGGTGTTAAAGAAAGAAAATCTTATAGCCAAGGTGGAGCATCAGTTGGTACTGGTTATGGAGTAAGCACAAGAAATATATTCCAGCCAGCAGAAAATGTTTTTTATCATAATGGAACGACTTTTACATACCCACCTCCAATAAAATTTTATGATGGTACTAATTGGATTCAAGTTGGATAAGAGTTTGTGTTATAATTAGAACTGGACATTTCACCTCCTGAATGAAGGTCCTGGGACTCACAGTTACACCTCTTCTGTGGGTCCCTTTCTTTTGCCCTTTTAAAGCCTTCTAAGGGGGTTTTAAGACACTTTGAGGTAGGTTTAGGTATATTTACACTACCCTCATAGTTATAGGCCTTAAAATGCTTTATATCAATTTTAGAAAAACCAGTGTAAATAGTGTTTTACTTTTTCAAAACATCTGCTATACTTGTATTAGGTTGTGGGGGCTTTCACTGGAAGATGTTCTTTTAGTAGGCTCTCTCTCCCACCAAGATTTGTAATAAAAAATCTATGGGGGGAGGGGGGGCTTGCCTAAAAGATGAGATTAAGAGAAACAAACAAAGAAAAAGAGGATATATGAATATTAATTACATTATAGATAAACAAACCATGGGTGCTAAAGATAGATTAGAAGTAGCCCTTGCTGTAGTAGCAGTAAATGCTGGAAAACACATAGAGTATACTAAAGGTCTTGAGAGATTTATGAAGAATCTGGAGGTTCATTATGAATAAGGAAGTTCTTTTCTCTTATGCAAGAGTATTTTTGGCTTCATCCCTTGCAGTTTTTGCAGCAGGTGTAACAGAGCCAAAGGCTATTGCTTATGCTGGTATTATTTCTGTATTACCACCGCTTTTGCGTTGGCTAAATCCAAACGATAAAACATTTGGTAAAGGAGCACAAGATGAGTAAGATTTATTTTGAAGGCAAATTGTACGATAGCAAGGATTTTGATAGAGTCAACTGGAAGCCACAGGATACCCCTAAGAAGGCTTCTAAGGCCGTTTTAAAGCCATTAGAGCCAGAAGATGAGGTTGCTACTCAAGGAGAGTAGATTGGTATCCCTAATAGTCTCCTTGACGCTTTTGCTAAGTCAAGCGGGATTTAACGAGGCCCAAATTCAATGTACTATGAACCTGGTACAAAAAGAATCAAACTACAACATAGACAGTCGTAACAATAAGACTGGTGCCTATGGTTTATTCCAATTGATGCGGGTAGACAAGAAACTAACCCTCAAACAACAATCAGACAGATATGTAAGATATATCAATCATAGATATAAAGGCGATGCTTGTTTGGCATGGAAACATTTTAAAGCCAAAAATTGGTATTAAAAGTTTTAATTATTAAAAAATACTGCTATACTGTATACATGGCAGTTTAGCCATATTCTAAGGAGGAATAAATGTTTAAAGACTTAATGCTGGTTATTAAGGTAATCAGAATAAAAAGAAAACTCAATAAGATTGAGAAGAGATTAGATGCTATTGGTGAGACCCTATGCGATTCTGACCACAAGATAGATGAGATGATTGATATCTTGGAGGAATTAAATGGCCGCTGAGACTTATAGCAAATACTATGATTTCTATGCTGATTTGGCCAGGGGCAAGATTGGCGAGGAACTTGCAGAAGTATTCCTCATTGGTGATAAATTCCATGTAGAAGTCAAGACTGATTTCAAAGCCAAAGAAACAGGAAATCTCTATATTGAGTTAGAGTGTGATTACGGCAATACTGGAAATTATGTACCAAGTGGTTTTGCTACTACTAAAGCAGAGGTTGCAGCCTTTGTATTTGGCCAATCTGTCTATTTCGTTAAAATGGACTGTGTGAAGAGGGTAGTTGAACTCTTTGGAAGGGACATAGAATGCAGAGACTCACAAAATCCATCAAAGGGCAAACTGATAACACCAATGCAGTTGATAGAGATGGAATGGAGAAGGTCAAAGTAGTGTATTATTGTGCATGTCATGGGTGTGATGTGGGTACAAAACCATGCCAAGAAATGAAAGAAATTGGATGGGTTGAATACATTGACACCACTGGAAGCATTAGAAAAATACAAGATAACTGAAAGACCAAAGGAATGTAACGCCTGTTTCAAGAGGGCATATTACTATTTGGGATATCGTGGTTTCCTATGTAGTTTATGCCTTCTTGATTTGGTAAATGTTGGCGGTATTGAGTGGAATTGGGATGATTACCCAGAAATACTAAGAAGGTACGAACTAAGATGATAGAATATAGCCATTATGGAATTCTTCTTACTTGCCTTGCTTGCCTATCTTCTGATGTAGGTGGTTTGGGTGTCTAACTACAATGACCCCCTATACCGCAAAAACAGGAAGATTATATTATCTCAGCCTAATGTGCTATGCCACTATTGTGGTAAAGAGAACCCTACATCTATAGACCACATACTACCCCTGAGTCGTGGCGGTACACATGAAATGCATAACTTATTACCATGCTGCATATCATGTAATAGTACTAAATGGAATCATATAAAGAAGAGGATGCCTTATGGTAATCCAAGATATATAAACAAAGGTCTCAAATAATATATATCCCGCATCCCCTGAATCCTAAAACCTTTAAACCAAATAGTAAAACCACTATATCCAAAACCATCATATCCACATATCCACGATATCCACATATCCTGGTTTGAAATATATTTGGATATTAGGTTTGAAAGGTTTGATGGTTTTTTTAAGATATCTCTGTACACCCCGCATCCCGTCAGAAAATTCTAAACTGCTATAATTAGTGAAATGAGAACAGGATTTAAACAAGGCCCACGAGAGCCAAGGGTAATACCAGAAGGAGGCAACCCTATGAATAAAGATTTTGAGTTCACCTTAGAAGAGGCAGTCAAGATATCTCTGAAATCTGCTACATGGTTAGAAGAAGCAGACTTTGGAGCAGCAACACAGGCAATAATGTTGGCACAAACAATGGACAGTATGCCTGACCGTAGACACCAGATAGCCCCAATCCTCATTGGTCTTCTGTCTAACCTTGGCTTGCTTAATAATCGCAAGGTAGGTACAGAAATGACTCCAGCAGAGGCTTTGGCGGTATTGGTTAATGGCTGATTGGCTACCAACAGGATTTACTGCTCCATTATCAGAAGATTTCATTACTGATGGTGATAAATTAATAAACCTTGTAGAAGGTGTATGGCGTTTGCCAGAGAAGAATGATGCACCTTTAAAACTCACAGAATGGCAAAAATGGCTTATCAGACATGTGCTGGAACGCTACCCTGACGACCATGAAGACCCTGAATTGGCAGGTAGATTGAGGTATAAACAGGTTGTAATTAGTATGCCAAGAAAGAATGGTAAGTCGTTAATTGGTGCAACATTTGCGTTATATGGATTGCTTTTACATGAGCCTGCTCCAGAAGTAATATCAGTTGCATCATCTGCAGACCAGGCAAGGATTGTTTATAGACGATTGCTTCACCAAACACAGACCTCTGACCTACTAAAGCATTTCTTCTCTCGTTCTACTGAGCATAGAGGCCTTTGGACAGCAGACAACACTGGTGTTTATAAAGTTATTGCCTCAAATGCGGGTACTGCTCAAGGATTGCACCCATCATTAGTTGTATTTGATGAGTTACACATGTCAAAAGAAGATTTATGGACTGCTATGGCTTTAGGTAGTGCTACAAGACCTGATGGATTGATTCTTGGCATTACCACCGCAGGAGACGACACATCTACCCTTTTAAAGAACCTTTATGAGCGTGGCAACAAGGCAATTGATGGAATTGGTGAGTTAGAACGCTTTGGCTTCTTCTGTTGGGAGGCTCCACAGGGCTGTGATGTAGTAGACGAGTTGGCAGTTAGAAGAGCCAATCCTAACCTTGCATCAGGGCTATTATCGTGGGCATCAGTCAAAAATGAGTTAGCAACTATGCCAGAAGCAGATGCAAGACGCTATAGACTTAATCAGTTCGTATCAAGTATGAATGCATGGCTACCAGTTGGCACATGGCAGTCTTTAGACCATGGAACTGTTACAAAACCAGTAGTTTTTGCTGTTGATAGAACACCAGGCTGGGACCATGCCTCCGTAGTTGCTGCGGGTGTAGAAGAAGATGGCATGATATCCACAGAGTTAGTAGCATCACTAAACAATACCAACATAGACCAACTGGCCAGATTGTGTATGGATTTGGCAAACAAATATCAAGCAATATTCCTTATGGATTCTTATGTCCTCTCTGACCTTGTAACAATATTAAAACAACGAGGTTTAAGGGTAATGGCAGCATCCAATAAGGATTTAGTTTCT